TTGTAATGGTCTGCTATTTACTAAGTTGCTTTGTATTAAATCTCCCTTACCTATTGAATCTAGATACTGTCGTAAAGCTCCTGCCATAGAACTATTCATCATCATATCTTTACCATCAAATTTAAAGTTGACTGCGTCTTGTTGCATCCGATTAGCTTTTTTATAAAATTCAGAATCTTGAAAACCTTCCATAAAATCATATCCTTCAAAAGGATTTTTAGGTTTTGGTCGATTATCCACAATTGGAGGTCTTAGTGCACTTAACATCTCCACCTCTTCCTTGCTTGTCTTAATCTTGAATTGGGATCTTTGGCAGCTTTAGGAAATTGTTTCATTTGTCCTGCACTTCTAGCACAAAAAGATTTTCTTCTTTTTGCTCTTTTTCCTGTTGGATTTTTTTCTGTGACTGCTGTTTGTAATTTAGATCCAGGATTAGCTCTTCTATAAGCTTTAACACCTTTTTGAGTCATTCCCGCCCCTTTTTTAGTGGGGCGGAAATTCCCTGATTTAACAGAAGTTTTTATATCCATGTTTAATCGTAATATTTAATCCACTCACACCATACAACGACTTCTTGACCGGCTACTGTTGTAGCAGGAATCTCTAATTTAACGTCTCCTGTATAACCAGCAGCTTTTGTGTTTTGTAAAGCACCGAAGCTAGAGAAATCAAAATTGTTATCGTAGTTTAATGAAAGAAAAGGAACGTCTGAAGTAGCATCCCAAGTTAAAGTTGCAGAAGCATTTGCTGCACCTGCTCCCTGATACCAAATTTGGTTTAATGCTACTCTTGTACATGCTTCGCCTGCTTTATTAGTAGCTAAAGCTGAAACATCTACTAATGTAATTGAACTAGCACTACCACCATCACATGCTACAAAACATGTATTGATTAATTTTCGATCCCCTTGAAATTGAATTGAAGGACCTGTTACTGTGTTTGCCATTTTTTACTCCTATCTAGGCGGGGGGACATTACTCCCCCACGCAGAGTTGTTAATATTAGGTATCACTAAAAGGTGTTGCTAATGATCCTGAACCAAGTAACAGTGAATTGTGCACTAAGTATTCTGCACTTTGTAAAGCTGTTATTTGAAGAACTGAACCAACAATACCACCAGTTGTAGTACCATTCATTGATAACACATCATTAGATGCACCAGGGAAGAAAGTTGAAACTGTACTTCCAGATAATCCAATTGCACATGCACCAACAAACTTATCTGTACCATCAGTAACAATTTGAATATCAGTAGCTGTGATATCTACATAGAAATACCAGCTAGCACCAATGTTACTTGGGTTGTTGTAGTCTACTCCTGGTCCAGCTACTGCTGAATCAGAAGAAGCATTAATACTTGGTAAAGTAAAAATACCATCTGCATCTTGCAATAATAATATTCTACCTGCATGATCGTTTACTGTTAATGTTGTATTAGCAGTAAGCGCTTTTGTTATTCCTGGACCGGTTGTAATAAAACCACTTTTGGATATCACTGGTCCTGAAAAAGTTGTGTTTGCCATAATAAACCTCCTCGGTTGTATAGACCTTGTTACATAGTCTCTATACCGTCTGCTAGCTTCAGTCTATGTAACTTTGTTATGCTAGAATTCTAATATGACATAAAAAAAGGGCGCAGTCAAAGACATACGCCCTTCTTAATTAGTTATTTAATTATGCACCAGATGTACCGAATACACAACGAGGATCAGAGAAACCAAATGAATATCTCTCTCTTGCTTTGTATCGAATGTTACCTGTGTCGAAATCACCTTCCATAACTGTCTTTAACGGAGTTCTTGTAAAGTGTTTAAATCCGTTAGGAGCATCAGTTTTGATATAGAAAGCATCTGCATCAGTTAAATAATGGTTTACAACGTAACCCTCTGGAATTACTCCCATGTTTCTGATTGCGTTGATATCATTATCTGCTGTACCAGTTCTTAATGTAGATTCCATTAATCTGTTAGCAGTGAACTGAAGCTGTCGTGGTACGATTAACTTCATACCTTTGATAGCTGTTCTTAAGCCTCTCTCATCTCTGAAATCAGCGATGTCGATAAGAGACTGTTCAAGTGATGTTTCGTTCAAGTCAGCGTCTGTTGACAATCTGTTTTGTAGGAAACCACCAGTTTGAAGTGGGTGTTGTGTATTAATAAGTGATACACCATCACCACCTGGGTTGCTTCCTGCAGCGCCAGCAGCAGCAAAAGCGTTGTTAAGAACTGCAGCAGCTTTAACTTGCTTTGTGTTTGCCATTGAACGAGCAAGTGCTCTTGTGTATCTAGCAGCGAGTCTGTCATAAAGGTTGTCCTCTACAGCTTCCTCAGTGATAGAGAATGCAAGTGCAATTGTTTCGTGTGTATAACGAGCTGTGAAAGTTTCGTTAGCTGTATCGAAAGCTACTCCCTCACCTTCTTGTTTGGTGGGTGCAGTTCCGAAACCTGCTAACATCACTTCTTCTTCAAATGCTCTGTCAGATGACTCAGCATCAAAGATCTCAGCGTGTTCGTTATCATATCGTGCGTATTCCAAGCCGAACAGAGCGTTCAAACCTGGCTCTAACTCTTTAACGAGTTGACTTCTAGATATAGCCATAGTTTAACCTCCTATATGCCTGCGGTATTAGCACTGTATAAGTGCTTGTTCCATTTAATAACGATGTTAGCGTTGTTAGCAGTAAGATCTGAGTTCTCAGGATCTCCTGAAATACCAACAATTTTAACAGCAGTATTAGCACCAGTTGAGAAAGTTTCACTGTTTACTTCTGCTTTTGATGTTCCACTGTGTGTAGAACCGGCAGTGTAAACTAAGTTAGCTGTTTCACCAACGTTAGCTAATGTCATTGCACCAGATACTTGAACTTCAAATAACTGATTCGGATCGTCTTGTACGAAAGCTTTGATAGTACCGTCGTAGCTTGAAGTGTTAGCTGCGTGGTAGTTTGACCATATTGGTTTTCTTGTGTTCACGTCAACGTATTGAACGCCGTTGAAAACACCTACTACTACGTCTGCAACACCATTAGCAACTTCTACTGTACCACCAGATACCATCTCCACAGGATCTCCCTGGAAGATTGAGGTCGCATAACCGTTAGCTACAAGGTATTGAGTCTGACCGTTTGTTGACGGACCAGAACCTTGCATTCTTACAGCTCTGAAACCAAAGGGGGCGTCTTGATTTGCCATGTTAATACTCCTTTAAAAGTATGTGTTGTTAGTAAGTGTTACGTCTAGGTCAGAAAAAAAATTATTCACTTTTTTTCGAGCCACCGAACGTAACTCTAGTTTGTCGCTCGGGCTTATTGATCGGCATAGAAGGGTGTTGTTCCTTTAGAAGATCGTTGTCAACAGCATCCTGTTGATCATGAGCTAGTTGAGAGTAATATTGATCTCTCTCTTTTGCGATCTCTACCGGCACCTTTGCCAATAATAGTCCACCAACAGAAACGATACCTTTGTGTTTTCCTTCAGCTTCACTAGGAAAATCAAAATCAGGATATTCATCTGCTCGAACAAGTTCATAACCTTGTCTGAGTCGACCGATAACGTTTTTGTTATCTTCATATCCTCTTACTGATTCCCTAATCCATCTGAATTTAAAACCCTCAGGTGGTTCTGGTGTATCAAGCGAGCTTGGTAGCTGCCAATGTTTTTTGCGTGCTTCTTTATCCCTTGTGGATGCAGATCTAGGTGTCTTATCAATCATAATGTTACCTCCTCTGTAACTTTAGTTTTTCCGACGCATATTGTTCGTTGGAAAGACCAAGTCGTTTTGCGATAGCCGCTTCTGAACTTGACAACTTAACTACGTTGCGTCCTGTGCCTCTGTTTCGATGTGCGCTTGCCACAGTCTGGACGGGCTGTTGGCGTGCGGGTTCTTCGGATGAAGAATTTTGTTCAAACTTATGAGGAAGATTTTCCCTCATACGTTTATCAATCTCACTATAATAGTAATCTGTGCGTGGATCAACACCTTGATTTACTAAATCTTCGTGAATTGCATAAGCAACGTTGGTCATCACCTTATCAGTGCCAAACCATTCGTTTTTCTCTGCCCAAGACTCAGCTTTTGGATCCTTAACAGGTGGTTGAGGTTGTACTTTAGGTATTTCAATCTCTCTTTCCTGCTTAGGAGCATTTGCTAAAGCCTCTTGTTGGGCTTTGATTTGCTCATATCTGCTTTGCTCTGTGCTTAATTTTCCAATTTCAAATTGTGCATTTGCGACAGCATCATAATCTTGGTCTTCCATAGCTTTCTTCAGCTTTGCTTTCGCTGCTTCCATGGAACCAGTCAAACGACCACCCATCTCATTTACATAACCACTATTAAGTTTGCCTAATTCATCTTTAATTTTATCTCTTTCGGCTTTAATAGCTTGAGCAATTGCTATTGCTTCTTCTTCACGTCGTCTAGATTCACCAAGCTGATAAGCATATTCATCAAATCTTTTCTGAACA